GGAATAAATTTCATTCAGTTTTTGATTGGCTTTATTTTCACCTAAACCCATTGCTCCCAATACTCGACTAAAAACACTTGACCCTTTAGGCTCAACAGATTTAGGTTTAAATTTATTTTTAAGACTTCCGGCGTAAGAGGATATAGGTGAATTTTCAACATCAGGTTTTTCCTTTTGTTGATTCATTGCTCCTTTTGGAGAAAGAAGATGTGCTATCTGAGGCATTATTTAAATTTTCTTTCGTTTTGTCTTTGTTTTATTTTTAAATTTTCTTCCTCAATATATTGTATAAGCATTGCGACGTAAACATCTCTCTCCCACGGTATCATATTCTCAAGTTCCGTAAGACTATATTTATGGTGTTGCATCAAAGAAAAATTAGTTCTATAATAATTTTTCAGATTGTCATGACAAAAGGTTAGCCGAAAAAATTTTCGAGCCCTTGAACATCAATGTTATGTTGAAATGAACATTTCGAGCACTTTATTTCTATTTTCTTTTCCAGTTTAGGCATATCAGAAAAAAACTCCTCGATTTTCTGAAACTGCTGTTGATTTAAATTTTCAATAAATTCAACCATTTCTTTCTGTGAGACTTCATTACCATAATAATATTGTTCTCCATCATATATGTACTCTACACATTCAGCAATCATTTCAAAAGCAACATCAGAAACATTATCCATTTGAGTTATTTTTTTCAATACAGAATATTCTGGATATCTAAGTTTGATTGTAATATCATCCGTCAATTGAATCAAACTCTTGTCGTTTTCCGGCATCTCAACTTTAATATCTAAAATATTTAAAGAAGTTTTCATCACATTATTACATATTTCACCATTTACTTCATTATTGCATTTATAACTATTTTCAATTAATTCACCCACAGACCTAGCTCTAAGATTTAAAAAATAATATTCAACATCAATCACTGGTAATTTTTCAATATTGATGCCTTCGGTTATTGTGCAATTCGTTAAGACCTGTTTGACATTTTTTTCAATAGAATCTTTATCGTCGGCTTCCATGGCCATTAAAAGATTTTTTTGTTCTTTCACCAAAAATGGTCTAAATCTAATTTGTTTGTTGGATAATGGTAATGTCAAATCATAAATTGGTGTATCAATTTTTGGTAAAGCCATATTTTAAACTCCATTTTTATAATCATCGTTCAGGAACAGGGAAAGCTACAGCACTAGATAGGGGAGTAATTTCTGCATAAGGTCTTTCTGCAACAGAAGACACCTGCACATCAGTAGTTATTGTTTCAACAGGAGGTACAACACCAGATAATGAATCCTGCCCTAAATTACTTGGAAGTATTGGTGGTATATTCTGATAAATCTGGTTTTCTAAGAATTCCATCGTGAGATTTTCAAGAGAATTGTTTCTCCAATTGGTATATGCAAAAGTCACAGTAAGTTTATGATAGCCATCGGATTGCCAATCTAACGATAAAGGATTTACTGCAACGGGAAATGCATCCATCAAATCAACGGAATATGTGTTTTTGTTTGCAACATCATATTGATTTATTCTAATAATTGCTGTATAATCAGCCTTATATTTTATATCATAACTATATGAGGGGTTTATCCAGTTCAACCATGCATCAAACAACTTCTTTTCTCTCATGTCATCACCAACAATGAAAGTCAAAGAAATGTCACTATATGAAGTCATGTATGGAAATTTTTCTTCGACACCATAAATTTTCATGTTCGTTGTAGCAATGGTTCTACCTGGCAATTCTGCCGCCTCACATCGAAGATTCAATCTTCTAACCAGCCCAATGTATGGCACCAATCCTATTGGTACAGGGACAATTACATCAAATCTATTAGGTCTAGCTACATCAGTAGAAAAGCTTGACTTAAATTGAGATATGGATCCAGCCATTAGTATACCCTACTTTTTATTTTATTAATTGATTCTTTGTAAATTTTCTGAGGTGTTGCACCCTTGAAAATTGCTGTCGGTAAAAATAATGCAGTTTCCCACTCATTTGGATATATTGGTACTATCCTTGTTTTAATTTGTGACTTCAAATAATGCTTGATGCAAGGTTTGAATTCTCTGTAATTTCTTGTAGCATTCAATATTTCATATGTAACTCTAAGTCTCTTAGGATCATCATCTTTGTCTAAAATGGCAAAATTCATGAGTTTATCCATGAATGCTGCTCTGTATCTCGGTGGCAAATAATGCAAATTCAGCCCTAAAAAACCATCATTCATAGGCTGAAGCGGTATCACCAACGGAAACATATCATAGTAAGGCAGTTCAGCTTTCGTTAAAGGATCGTAAAAAAAGTGGTATAAACCACCCATTACAAACCTACCTTTTCGGCTTTTATCGTTCACTATCTCTTTTGCCAGATTTACAGGCGATTTTAATTCTTTTATTTTGCCCTGAAACCATGTGAAAGACTGTCTGGATAAGAATTCTTGATCCAGAGCAGTTCTTTCGGTAGCTAATTGAGTAAGTGTGGAAGCCATGCCATATTTATGTTAGAATCGGTATGCGATTAAATCGTAGCCATCGATGAACGTTTTGTAGCCCTTTTGATTCATCACATATTCCATGTATACGGCGTTTGTGTATGTAATGTGAGCAATTTCGACTTTTATGAGGCTCGGATTCACAACACCGTCCATCTGCATGAAAATCTTGAAATCGTATCCCTCTGTATCAATTTGAACGAAGTCTACGTCATGTAAATTGTGTTTTTCGACCAGACTTTTCAGTTTCATTGTTCGTATTTTTTCTTTTACCATCATTGGAACAATATAATCAATATGTTTTTCCGGTGTTAAGGTTGAACAACCGTCAGCCCATTCTGGTGCACCTTCTGTTCCCGGTGGTACTCGGTGAATATAATCTTCACCATCTTGTTCCGTAATAGCGGCACATTCAAAATCAAGCCCATATTTCTGACTGTAATTATCGACAAGCTTTTCAAACATATCAGGCAGAGGTTCTACTAGAACACCTTCCCAATCGAAACACATGATGTAAGAATTCAAATCATCATGGCTGACTCCATCCATGGCACCGATTTGAAGAAATTTTAATTTCCCATCTTTAATTTCATTATACCATGTCAAAACTTCTTTGAATGTTTTTGGATTTTTTGGTTGTTTTTTTGTGAGCCATTCCAGTTCTGTTCTTTCAGGCCTTTCAGTGTACCAGCCTGTACCTTTTGATACGTTAATAATTGATTCAAAATACTCACGATACATTTTGCCAATTTTCTTGAAATTATAATTTTCGGCTGCCCATTCACGACATGCATGAGGAGAAATTGTTGTGATATTTTTGGCTGCCCACAAAAATTGCTCGAAAGTTCTACAGCGATAACCTGTGACACCGTGTTGTACGGTTTCTGTGAAAGCACCCCAATCGACAGTGATCACTGGAGTTCCGGAAAGCATTGCTTCGATTGCCACATAGCCAAAAGGTTCGTTGTAAATTGTCGGGCAAAATAGACCCATAGCTTCAGACATGAGTTTTTTGCGTGTTTCTATGTCAGCATAGCCGACATACTTAACATGTTTCGGCCATTCATTTCCTAAATTACAATCACTAGGGCCATGTGTTGTACCAGCAAGTATTAGTTTTTTACCTATTTTTTCTGTCACTTGTGCAGCAATATCAACTCCTTTTGACCACACCATTCTACCACACATTAGAAAATAATCTTGTTTACCAGACCAATCTTTAAAATCGAACTCGGATAGATCGAATCCTGAAGGAATAACCGCATCGTAAAATTTATAGTTTGCGGTTGAAACATTTTCTGGGCCTTGTAACCCATGCATCACCGCATACGATTCGTATACTTTGTAAGGTGCGAATTGGGAAGGATAACCAATGCTTGGTTCAACACAAAGAAGATCGGAATGCGCATCACAAACAGGTTTTTGTGCTATACCAAAAAAACAAAGAATAATATCGTGAGGTTGTTTTCTTTTTGCTATTTCTTTAATACAATTATCATTAAAAGTCTTAAAAACTTCATCTTCTTGATTATATTTTAATCCTTGATTTTTCCAATCATAAATTCCGTAAACTTTTTCAAGTAGAGCTTGTGTGGTTACCGTGACATGTTCATCACATTCGACCTGCGAGTCTTCATGCCCATAGTGAATCACGTGCATACCTTCTTCTTTGAACATTTTACAGAAATTAATTACTTTCTGAGTGAATGCGCAAACCGTATATTCTTTTGTTGATGCGGTATGAGGCACCGCCAATACATGTAGTCTAATCATTTTATTCCTAAATCATGTTCAGTTAATACTTTAAAAGCCCAACCTCGATCTAAACAAAATTCTGTGGCGGCTTTCCACTTCGCTTCATTTATACCCCAAGTCACAACTTCATTGATATATTGTTTCGTGACCTTTTTTCTTTTTTCTGGAGGTTTTGTCTGTTTTGCTGGCTTAATTTCCAATATCATGACCTTAATTGTATCATCTTTCTGTTTAACTTTCACGTAAAAATCTGGAAAATAACGGTGTATTTTGTTGTCAACTGGTGATCGGTACGGTATGGAAAACTCTTCGGAACCCCATTCTAAAATAGATTCATTTTGGTCGAGCCAATTCATCACCCGACACTCCCAACTAGAGCGGTAGATGATATTTGAAGGTTCCCCTCTATATTTTTGAGGGTTTTTTGGTAAAAATCTGCCAGAGTATGCCATATAAATATATATACATCACTTCTTAAAAAAGAAAACACTATGCCTATATCTATCCCGACCAATATAGCTGGTATCTCAATACCAACCGATGCCGCTAATGGTCCTCTAGCGGCATTATACGGAAACAAATACAAAATTCAAGGATTAAAGTATCCAAGAGATTTGGGTTCTAATCCTTCTAGAAATCATGTGATAAAATTCGACATTTATGCCAAAATTCCGGTTAATCTTGAAATGGTTCAGAATGCAACAACTAATGTTTTAGAAACTGGTGGAGGGGTTGTAACAAACGTTCAACGGGCAGCAGGTACGGAAACAGATCCATTGGAAAGAAGTCGAGCCACAGCAATAGCGGCGGCTGGAGGTATACAAAAAATTGGAGGTTCTGTTGCAAATCTGGCCAAAACAGCCATTGCAGGAAACGGATCAAAAAGATATATCACAAGCATTTTCCTATATGTTCCAGACACATTAAATGTTAACTATAATTCAACTTATGACGATATCAGTATCACTGATTCATTAGGTAAAGCCTATTTTATTGCGCAGGCTGGTGCATCTTTGACAGACTTTGCTTTAGAAGGTTTGCGAGGAGGTTCGGCTTCAAACCTTGGAAATAAAATTTTAACCGATCCTGCATTAAGATATATGGGATTGAATGCATTAGGAAATAAAGTCGGAATGTCAAATTTAGGTGATTTGGCATTACAAGGGGTGAATAAAGCTATAAACCCTCAACTTCAGGTAATGTTTAGAGGTGTTGGATTTAGAACATTTCAGTTCGATTTTCTTTTAACACCGTATAACAAAAAAGAAGCAGACGATATTAAAAAAATAATACATCTTTTTAAGTTTCATTCTGCACCTAGAATCTCAAAGGGGAACCAATATACAGGTCCCGAAAATGAAGCTGGTTATGGTATTGAAGGGCTTAATGGGGGATTCATACCAAACTCTCTAGGATCACCTTTTTTTGAAGTTCCTGAAACTTTTGAAATTGACTTTATGTACAAGGGAGCAAGAAATCCTAATGTAAATAGAATAGCCGAGTCTGTTCTAACTTCAGTGAACGTTGATTATGCACCAACAGGTTGGGCAACACATAATGAAGGTGCACCGGTTCAAACTAGACTAACATTGCAGTTTCAAGAAATACAAATCATCGATAAATCAAAAATTGTTGAAGGTTACTAATGTTTTACTTCAATACACTACCAAAAATAATAACGCCAGACGAAAATGGTAATTCAATATTACTTACAAATTTGGTAACGAGAGCCAGATTAATTGAACAATTACAAAATAATCCAATGCTCTTTTATGAATATGCAATTCAAGACGGTGATACTCCTGAAATAATTGCAGAAAAATATTATGGCGACCCGTTTCGTTATTGGATTATTTTGCTTTCAAATGAAATTTTTGACCCATTATGGGACTGGCCTCTGTCAGATCAAATGTTTTTACAGTACATTGATACGAAATATGCAACAGAAGCGGAAGACGCAGGGCAAACTCCTTTTGAATATACAAATACAACAATTTACAAATATGAAAAAATAATCACTACAACAAACTCAGTATCAGGTGATGAAAATGTAGTAAAAGTATCTATCACACAAACACAGTACAATGCTCTTTCACCATCTTCAACAACATTCAGTCTTCCCGATGGCACTTGTACAATAGATATCACAAAAGAACAAATTACTATTTTTGATTATGAATCCGATTTAAATCAGAGCAGAAGACAAATAAAAATACTAAACAATTCATATGTCGATGAAATGGAAAGAGTATTTAAAGATGTTATGGGGTCTTAATTAGATGGCAAGTAATCAGATTGCAGAAAATCCTACTCCACAGTCAGTTGGCACTGGTGTTTTAAATCCAGACCAATTTATTCTGGAAGAATTACTTCTGTATACTGCAAATGATGTAACAGATATTAAAAATATGATGGTAGAATTATCATATTATGAAGACATTGTAAATGGCTTTTGTAGTGGCAGTGTTCTTATTAAAGATGCCATTAAAATGATACCAAACTTAGGCATGTCAGGGTTTGAATACATCAAAGTAAATTTTAGAAAAACACAAAGAAATTCAAATAAATTTGTTTCTGTTAACAAATATTTTAGAATATACAGAGTGAGTGAAAGAGGCATTGTTAATTATGACACAGAATTATACACACTAAATTTTTGTACAGAAGAATTTTTCTTATCACAACAACTAAAAGTAAGTAAATCCTATCCCGGTAAAAAAATCAGTGATATCGTCACAGATATTCTTTTCAATGAACTACAAATAAAATCCGAATACATCAGAGTGCAGGAAACAAATGGGCTTTATGATTTTGTAATACCCTATAAAAATCCATATGAAACAATTAAATGGTTGTCAAATTATGCTAGACCCATTGGAAAAGAAGGCGCCGATTTTCTCTTTTATGAAAATGCTGACGGAGTAAATTTCTTCTCTCTGCAAACAATTTTTAAACAGCAATCGTATAATAAATTTTCATACATTCCAAGAAATATAGGCACAGATTATCCTGAAATACAAAGAAATATAACAGGTATAAAATCGTATGTATTTTTAGATACCTTTGATTCTTTATACGGTGTAACGAAAGGTGTTTTTGCAAATAAATTAATTTCTGTTGATCCTCTGACAGGAACTTGGAGACAAACAGATTTCAATTTGAATGATTATTTAAAAAAGTCTCAAAACTTAAACAATTACTCAATTGCACCACAAATAAAAAATAGAAAACGAAAACCTGTATATGAAGAATATTCATCCGTTTTGAAAATTGCTACTGGTAACTCAAGACAAAAATTTGCACAAGGTATAAATCCTTCTTCAGTTGCTAACGACATATACATTGAAGAATATTTACCAAAAAGAACAGCACAATTACCGCTTTCACATTATTCTAGAATTAAATTATCACTTGCTGGTGATCCTAATATAACTGTTGGAATGATTATCGAAGTTTTTTTACCATCAACTGAAAGAGATGGTTTAACAAAAGGTGTGCTTGATGAATACAATTCTGGAAAATATATGGTTTCGGCTGTGCGTCACATTTTAGATAGCAATCAAAAATATGAAACTGTGGTTGAAGTTGTAAAAGACACATACAACAAAACAGTTAATAATTACAGAACATATAAACAATTAGAAGATGCTATCAGAGGCTAAAATATGAATACGGAAAATTTTGAAAATGTAATCGGGCATGATAATTTTGTTTGGTGGATCGGTGTAATTGAAGATCGATTTGATGACCAATTGACTGGTGGCATGAGATATAGGGTGAGGATTTTTAATGCACATACTCCTGATCTGAATAAGATACCAACTAAAGATTTACCTTGGGCAATACCACTTTGTTCACCAAATGGTTCTTTCAGTACCTCCGCTGCAAGAGAGGGTGATTGGGCATTTGGATTTTATACTGACGGAATGTCAAAACAAGCTCCAGTTGTGATTGGAATATTTCCTAGAATTGTACAACCACAAAACACATCAAATGGTGGCGCTTTTACAGACCAAGCAAAATTATATAACTCTAACATAACAGAAGATCAAGTAAAGAATACAACACCTGTAAGCCCAAGTTTTGCTCCTGCTACAAATCCCAGAAGAATTGGTTTTTCAACGATACCAGCATTAAGTTATACATATACTGGCACAATGGTAGAATATTCCGATAATACTAGAGCACATGTATGTGATATAACGAATGAAATTAGACTTAGCGCAGCTATTGAGTTTATTAAAAATTTGGAGATATTCACAACAATTAGAACTGCTCTAGAGGGTGCATCTAATGCGGCCGCTTCAAGCCCAATAGCAACTCAAATATTGTCTGCAATAAAATGTTTAAGACAATATTTAAAAACAGTCAGAGAGATTATTAAAATTGTTAACGTAGTTATAAATGAAATAATAGTTGTGTTGAGAATTATAAGAGCAATGATAGCATGGATTTTAAGTTTACCTGCAAGATTAATAGCTTTATTGCAAGCATGTTTGGCTGAATTGTATGCAGCAGTAGCATCCGCTGTCGGTTCAGCAGTTGGTGACACATCACAAACAGAAGTTGCTCAACAAGTTATTGGGCTTTATCAAGATACAGTTGCAACAGTAGGTGATGCTGTAAATGTTATAGCAGCATCAGAAACAACAATAAATGAAACGAAATCATTAGTAGATCCCAAATCATACGGAAGACCTTAATTATGACATCCATTAGAAAACAAGAAGAAGATTATTTAAAAACAAATCCAAAACCAGAGCCAGATTTTTCTTGGACAGAACCAGCTTCAGATTGGGACTCAAAACCACCTCTAAACAAAGTTATCGGTTCCGAATCTGGGCATTCAATAGAATTAGATGATACTCCCGGTGCAGAAAGAGTTCGAATTCAACATCGAACTGGTTCATTTACAGAAATACAATCAAATGGGCAAGAAATACACAAAATAGTTGGTGATAGTTATGAAATAATTGCTGGAGACAATAATGTTCTGATTAAAGGAGTTTGCAATATTACCGTAGAGGGAACTTCTATTTTACATGTCAAAGGTGATGCGTATGCTCAAGTAGATGGCAAATCTTGGATAAAAAACAAAGGTGACGTTGAAGTTAGCGCAGAAAAAAATGTAGATGTTCGATGTGGAGGTGATATTAATTTATTTGCAGGAGCCATTGATGGTGGAGTTAATATATACTCTCCTGTTGCAGTAAATATTAATAGTGATTTAAATGTTGCTGGCACTATAACTGCAAAACAATCGATTTCTTCGGTGCAAAATGTCACAGCAGGAATGAAATTATTTTCAAATCTTGGAGTTGAAACATTGGGACCAATAACCTCTGCGATCAGTGTTTGGTCACCACTTACTTCTGGGCTTATAGTTACAGATGTGAGAGGATCAATGGAATTGATAAGAATGATGTACAATATGCATGTACATCCAAGAACTGGAACACCTATACCATTAATGTGAGGCAAAAATGTCTGGAATATTTGCAAAACTCGGCTTTAATTTTGACACCAATAGATTCGGTGACGGGCAATATTTAAGCCCGCCAGCAAAAGCATATTTAAATGCAGCACCAATACAACTAAGCTCATGGCAACAATCAGACATTGCAAATGGTAATGTTCAAACAACTAATTATTTCAAAAATCCTTTGGCAAATGATTTAATTATTTTAACAAATACTACGAATTCTATAGTAAATTTTGCAAACACAAAACCATTTGATTTTTCTAATGGTAGTAATTCAACTCTGAAATATTCGTCGAGTGTGTTGGAAACTGAACTAAAAGCGTTTAAAAGTCATACAGACAACGTTTCGGGTGTAACACTTTTAACATCAAATACTGATACGATTCCAAGTTTCGATAATGCATCATCAATTGGTAATTTTTTACTTAGAATTGTCAGCGCAACTGATAATATTCAAAATACCACACCCCTTCTAGGAAGTATGACAAGTTTATTTGTTGGTCCTGAAATAAATGCAAATGTTATTGTGGTTAACAGTGCCAATACGCTTCTAAATAATTCGGTAGCACCAAATGGAAATTGCTATCTGAGTGAGACACAAATTTTAACTATTAGC